TTTTTCTCCTATTAAGTTCTAGTACATTCTGGACCATGCCATGATAAACCTGATCCATACATTTTTGTAAAAAAAGTTACTAAAGTTAATCTATCTTCATTAATATCTTTCTCACAAAAATTTTTAGCTCCATGTAAATGCAAACTATCAAAAATCATAATTCTATTGTATTTAGATTTTACAGAAATAGTTTCTCTAAAATTACAATTATTTTCTTTTAAAAATTTTTTTTCTTTTTTAAAATTTTTAGTTAAATATGCTTCTTTTTTATTTTCAATATTTTTTATAAAATTACTATTTTTCTGTTCGTAAATAGAGGTGCCACATTCTTCATGTTTTGAAAGATATATGATTGCAGTTAAAACAGTAGGATCTCTATGAATCCATCCTTCATTCACATAATCTGGAGATACTTTTTGAAACATACTATTAGCTGAAAAATAAACATCTTGATAAGTAGATGGCCATATAAGTTTTATAATTTTACTAGTGACTTCTTTAAATAAAGTATCATCTAATATATGTAATAATTCACTTCTTCCACCAGGCCATTCTCCAGTTTCTGCTGTTTTATATTCTAATGTTTTTGCATAATCTATAATAAACTCTGGGTGTTTAAAAAAGTTATCAAAGACTAAAGTTGGTATTAACATTTTATTTAAAAGGATATCCTAAGTTCCAAATAACTAATGAATATCTTGTTCCTTTCGTTACAGGTTTTACTCTATGCCATACATGCGATGGAAAAACAACTATTGATCCTTTTGGTAAAATTTCTTTAGCAGTAATAATATGGCTATCTGGATCTCTATGATTTGGATTATAGTTTCTAAAATCAAACTGTAGTTCTCCGCCCTCATATTCAGATCCATCTGAAAGTTGACAAGTTACAGATAGTTTTCTTATCATATTATGTTGTACATGCCCTGGCATATTATAGGGCTCAGAATATGAATCACAGTGCCAATCATAATATTGATTAAGTTTATATTTCGTAAATTGACATATTTCAGATCTAATCCATTCAAAATTCCAACCAGCATTTTTATTGGCAGTATTTATATAAGGGTGAATTTCTTTATAGATCCAAGTATCATCAAGCCAAACTAAATCTGATTTTCTTGTTTTTTGCATATTTAAAACTTCATCTTGTGATAATTTTTTATCATCATATCCAGCAATTCTTGCCATAGCTTCTGGTTTAGATAATGCATATGAAATTATATTATCACATAGTCTTGGTGGTAATGCAGATTTAAAAGACCAATAACAATTAGATATATTCATACGTTATCGTTTGAATAAAATTTAACTCATCACTATTGTTTTCAAAAATAAAATACATTTGTGTAGCAGGAAACATAACAAAAGAATTATTTTGTAAATGTATATCCCAACTTCTTCCTTTTCTTCTATTATCATCATAATTAATTCTTACTAAACAAGAATCTTTTTCAATTTTAACACCATAAAGCAAAACATAATCAGGTGAGTTTTTTAAATCTACTGGATTTACTTGTAATAAAGGAATTGAAGATGCTTTAGGTTTATAAACATTTCCCCATGTTTTTTTATTTACAATGTGTAAATCATGTTTTGCTCTAGCATAATCTTTTATGTAAGTATCTAATATATCTAATGTTTTTGAAAATTTAAAAGGTTTATCTAATAAAGTTGAATTTAAAATTTCTTGAGAAAGTTTTTCTCTATCAATATCCCAATTTTCAGGCATTTCTACTTCACCATAAAACAGGGGTATCTCTGTTAATATTTTTTTCTTCATTCTAGCTATATTAATTTATATATACTATTGTGAAAATAAGTCTAGTAATATCCACCCATTATTTGAGTTTTGTTGATATGCATTTTCATCCCATAAATATACCCATCTATGAGTTCCTGCTTGAGTTTGAGAAAGTTGTTCAGCTGTTAATGCTGGTGCATCACCAATAGGTGATTGCCATCTAGCTTCTGTATTATATTTAACCCATGATACAAAAGGTTTTGGTGGCCAAAAAATTTGATTTTGTACATCCCATGTATAACCGATACTTGCATAATTACCTCTAAATGGAGTTCCTCCATTTCTATGTTTATTTTCAAAAGTATTATAAGAAGTTTGAATCCATTGATTAGATGGCCAATTATTATGAGTTTCTAAATATTGTTGTCCTAATGTTTCATTTTCAACACCATTTTCTAATAACACAGAATTATCTAATGTTAATACTTGAAGTACCAATCCATCATTATCTATTTTTGCAAAATGTGCCATATTAAACCTTATTGAAATTTATACCTTATAATTACAACTCCAGAACCTCCAGAGCCTGCGCCTCCGTTCCAACAAGCTCCACCGCCACCAGAACCTGTGTTTACTGTACCCGTGCCACCACCAGCACTTTGAGTTCCACCATTTCCGCCGCCGCCAGAACCTCCAGTACCACCTATACTATAATAACCTCCGCCACCGCCACCTCCAGCTCTTGTGACTGGTGACCCTGTAATAGAATTTGCTCTACCTGCTCCTCCAGGACCTCCACCAACTGGTGGACTATTTGATGCGTTTGCAGCAGCACCACCTGATCCGCCACCGCCTCCGCCATTATCGCCTGATGCTCTATCTGTACCTGCTCTACCACCTGGATTACCTTGTGATGGTGCTACAGGAGGTGAATTTCCTGTTCCTGCTGGAATATTATTTCCTGGTGATCCTTGAGTTGAACCGTTTGTAGATGATCCTCCTCCAGATCCTCCTGGTATACCTTCAGCAGTTGCTGGAGATGGAGGATTTGCATAACCACCTCTTCCTCCGCCTGTTGATGTAATAGAAAAACCACTTGAAGGACTTCCGTTACCTTGTGAGCCACCGCCTCCGCCTACTGTGATTGGATATCCAGTTACTGAAACGGGTACTGATCCTGCTGGACTTGGGAAAGAAGTTCTAAAACCTCCTGCTCCTCCTCCACCGCCTACGGAACCATTTGCTCCACCACCAGCACCTCCAGCAATAACTAAATAGTCAATTGCACTTGAACCAGCTGGATTTCCTGCGTCTGTAACTGTAAAAGTTCCTGGACTTGTAAAAGTATGAATTTTGTAATCTCCTGAAGTTGTAATAGAACCACCTGTTGCGGTTACAAATGCAGCATTGGTTGCTCCTCTAAACTGACCCATAGCAATTTGACCACTTGATGGTATAGGGCCATTTGGAGCAGGGGAACCAGCAGGAACAAGAGGTCCTCCAGCATAATATTCTGAAATTGATATTGGAGGTGATCCTCCAAACTCAGTTTGGATACTTGATAACCCAACGTTTGTAGTAGGTACTGCCACTTTTAGTCTCCTTTACTTGTTAGACTATCGACTTTATCCTGTAATTGTTTTACTGCTTCAATAAGTAGACAAGTAAGTCTATCATATTTTACAGCTTTAATACCATCTTTTCTTTGAGCAACAGCTTCAGGTAAAACTTTTTCTACTTCTTGAGCTATTACTCCAACATCTTTTTTTCTAACAAAGTAACCATCTTCTCCACCTTGTTTGTTAATCCATTCATCTTTCCAATTAAATAAAACACCGTTTAATTTTTTAATAGCTTCTAATGGATTAGGAATATTTACAATATCTTCTTTTAGTGCAACGTCAGAAGAATAAAAAGCTGTTATATCATCAGTAGCTCTTATCTGTCCTGTTGTTCCTGAAGCTGCAGTTCCAACTCCAAAAGAATCGAATTGAACATCATCTCCAGTTCCAACTCCTAAAGAAGTTCTAGCAGTCGCTCCTGATTCTGCAACCCAATTTGCACCGTCTCCAACAATAATGTTACCATCTGTAACTGCTAATCCTGCAATGTCTGTAAGTCCTGCGTCATATGCTTGAACATCTGTTCCAATCACTGAACCAGCTAATTGATTTGAAACTTCTATAACATTAGTACCATCAGAATAAACTAACATAATATTTTTTTCTGTAGCAGAAAAAGTAGGACCTGATCCGCTTACAGTTTTAAATTGTACGGTAAAGGCTCCTGAAGTTCCATTAACTATTGTGTATGCTTTTTCAATTGAATCTGGAATCGTTACAATTTGATTTCCTGTAATCGTTCCTGTAAATTTTATAACTTGGTTTCTTGCATTAGATAATGTTCCGTCAGTCATAGCTAGAGCTGTTGTTTGTGCTCCACCTGCTATACTTACTTCCTGGTAACCAGCAAATCCTTGTTGAATTAATTGTAAATTTGTATTTGTTTTATCACCCCATGTACCAGCATTTTCGCCAGTTACCATTAGTTCTAATCCTAAATCTGTGTAAGTTGATGCCATATTTTTTAAAAACTCCTATTTATAATATACTATACTTATTTTTTAAAAACTCCTATTTATAATATACTATGCTTATGCTGCAATATCAACTGGAGTCCATACTACAGATGTTCCTGTATTAACTTCAGCCCATGCGATAATATTAGGCGAACCTGTATTGGTAGTCAAGCCTACTCCCGTAGGTATTACTAATCCATCCCCCGTAATATC